TTGGAGGAAGAGAAGTGAACGCAAGTATGGCTATATTCCTCCTCAAAGCTATCCACGGTCTGAAAGAAAACGACCCCAATACCTTAGTCCAAGTCAATGTAAGACCAATCCTCGGTAATTTGGACCCACAATAACTTAGCTTTCAAGGTAATACATACGCTGTGTTATACGTCATTGTGTATGCGTTGTGTACTTGTGTCGTGTGCACATTGTGGTATGGGATTGTGTGTGTTGTGTACGTTGTGTAGTACGAGGAGTGTGAGCATGATGTACGCATGATGTAGTACGGGGATTGTGTTACGTCCTGCATGTCAGACGTCTGTAGGCGCACACACATGGCTATAACAGGGTATAATACCCATTATACTCGGTAATATGAGGCTACGTATGAGGGTATAGGGGTAGACTGGGGTTAATTCGTGCGTACTTTGCTACGAATGAGTAAAGGGTGTACGTATATATATCCATCTGCACTACTCCCCCCTATGTTTATTTCCGAACTCAGATTTTAATTTTTATTCTGTAGGCCTTGTAGTTACATAGCCTCAGTTGACATTGTAGTTACAATATGGTAATGTAGTTACATGCGAAGTATCAGTATCCGGCAGTTTCAACAGCACTTCCACGCGGAATTAGCCTCACTTCCCTTCCAAGTTACCAAACACGGTAAGCCCTATTTCAATGTAGTTACAATCGGGGATGTAGTTACACCAAAAGAAGAGCATGTAGTTACATCAAAGGTGATAGAAACCCCCGCAGACGTTCCTTCTTTTCAAGGGTCTTGTGAACACGGACGGGGTGTAGGGTTATGTGAGTTTGGATGCACATGAAAATACTACTGTGGTTTTTTTCAAGACTCTGTAATTGGATGGGGGAGCGGAAGTTATTATGATTCAAACTACTGCCACCACCAAGATCTTTCAACTCACTAAACGGATTCGTGGAGTCGGAGGAGGGACGGGAGCGTCTAAGACAATAAGTATTCTTCTGTGGATGATTCAGCGGGCGATGGTTCCTAAATACGCAGGGGAACTGATGAGTGTTGTCTCCGAGTTCTTCCCTCATCTTAAACGGGGTGTTATCCGTGACTTCCAGAATATCATGGAGGAACACGGGTACTGGAAGGAAGCGGAGTATAACCGGACGGATTGCATCTATTCGTTCCCTAATGGGTCAAAAATTGAGTTCTTTAGTGCCGACCAGCCGGGGAAGGTACGGGGTCCCCGTAGGGATATCCTATTTATTAACGAAGCGAACAACATAAGTTATGAGATCTTTACCCAATTAGAGGTCCGTACCAAGAAGATTATCTGGATGGACTGGAATCCGGTCCAGGAGTTCTGGTTCTATACCGAAGTCAAGGGGAAGCCCGATGTAGACTTCATTACACTGACCTACAAGGACAATGAAGCACTGGATAAGGGGATTGTGGCGGCGATTGAATCGAGGATGGGGAACAAGAACTGGTGGAAGGTCTTTGGTCTGGGAGAGTTGGGAGATGCCGAGGGGAAGGTGTACAAGAACTGGCAGTATATTGACTCTGTGCCCCATGAAGCGCGGTTGGAGAGGAGAGGGTTAGACTTCGGATATACCAACGACCCCTCAGCTCTGGTGGATATTTATTATTACAATGGTGGGTACATCATTGATGAGAAACTCTACCAGAAAGGGATGTCAAACAAACAGATCGCGGACTTTGTGTTGAATCTTGAATACCCCTCCGTGATGGTCGTGGCAGATTCCGCAGAACCCAAATCGATTGATGAACTGCGGAGTTACGGGGTGAATGTCATTCCCGTCACTAAAGGGAAGGACTCTGTGTATCAGGGAATCCAGTTTGTCCAGGACCAAAGGATTTCGATTACCAAGGGAAGTTACAACGTCATCAAGGAATACCGGAACTATTTATTTGAAACAGACAAAGACGGAAAGATCACCAACGACCCCTCCCCCGTCTTTAACCATTCTATGGACGCCATCCGGTATGGGTTTGATGCCCTACGGAAAGTGGATACCTCCGAGATTGAGATACCTGATGACCAGAAACTTTTTAGAGGAGGATTTTATTGAACTATGATGCGGTGGAAATTGCAACACAAAACATCCCCGTCCATCTGGACATTGAGAAAGACATACAAACACAGAGGAACGGGTTATTTACGTTTATTATTAAAATAGCAAACGGAAGCATAGCGGATTATAACGTAGTTGAATATGTCGACATCCGAAAGTATCTTAAACTCAAACGAATCATCATCACAGAACTCACAATTACGAGAACTGTTGAAAAACAATCTTCTCTTCCATGCAATCCTCAACTGGGAAATCAAGGAAACCCCGTGGGGACAGATAACAGTCAACGTTCAGCTTAAAGACGGAATAGCGCAGATTGACACGATAAACATCGTAAAGAACCGCCGCAAAAAGTATCAAACATAATCAAACCCCTTGACAAAGTGTTTTTGGCAGTGCTAGACTATCAGTGCTAATGTCCGCAAAAGTTAGCGGAATGTTGCGCCTCACCAGGGGGCGCTTTTTTTATGGATAAACTTGTCCAACAAATAAATGCCCGCAGACAAGCCGCAGAAGATTACCTCACAGACAAACGGGACGTATGGGATTCCGCAGAAGAACTCTTTCATAATCAGAATACGGATGCCATATCCGCAGGTACTAAATCCCAAGTGTTTGACCCCAAACTTTCCACACTTGCTATCGAGCGATCATATCGCGTGATGGCACAACTGGGCGTAGGAAAGGTACGGGGGATATCGAAAAACGATATTGGGGATGCAACCCTTAAGAACTTGCTTCTTGAGAAGTATGTCATTCCTAATGCAAACGCCCAGTTCGACTTTCTCACGAAAATGCGGATGATGGACTTATACTCCAACATCTATGGAAACTTCTTTTCCCTCATTGACTGGGACGTAAAACCCAATGGATACGTGGGACCGGATGTATGGCTTTTAAATATCCGGGATGTCTTCCCTCAGGTAGGAGCAGTAAGTTTGGCAGATAGCGATTTCGTCATTGTCCGTACGTGGAGACCCCTGTCCTTTTTCAAAAATCTCAAGAAAGACGGAGATTACAAAAACGTAGATAAGATTATTACAGATCTGGAAAAGAAAAGCGGTTCAAAACAAACCCGCAGTGATTCAACAGACATGGGGCAGAGAGAGGTTGACCAATACCCAGAGGCAATGCCAGCGAAGAAAAGCGGATATTATGAAGTCCTTACCATGTTTGAGAAAGATCGATGGGTAGATTTCTGCACAGATGCAGATATGGTCTTCAGAGATCGTAAAAACCCGCAGGGTGATGGTGATCTTCCGGTAAAATGCAAGTATTCCATTCCGTTATTGGATGATTTCATGGGGATGAGTGACTTTGAGCGCGGGGGATCGATGCAAAAAACGATCAACTCCGCCTGGAACCTCTATTTGGACGCCGTCAAGATGTCTATATTTCCTCCAATCTTGATAAACAAGGATAATATCGCCTCGATGGCGTCACTTACGCAAACCGCAGCAGCAAAATGGCTCGTTAGGAACCAGATCTCCAATGCAGCCAGTCCCCTCCAGTTGAATCCGCAGGGTATTGCCACGTTCAACAATGTGTATCAGGTGGCAACAGCCTCGATTATGAACTTGTTCGGTACAACCGAGACTCAGACAAGTGCCCAGACCGATCCGCAGTTTGGACGGACTCCCCAAGCCCTGAAGATGCAGTCCATGAGGGAGAATACCCGTGATAATGCAGACCGATTCTACATGGAAGCCTATTTGAAAGAAATCATGAAGAAATTCTGCAACCTTCTGGGGAAAAAGCAGACGAGTTCCATAGCGATACGGATGTTTGAGCCGGAAATCGAAACGCTTGCCAAGAGTTATCCTGAAATCAGGGAAAGTTACAATCCCGATTCAGGGAAACTGACGGTTAAGAAAAGCGCCAAATCCGACCTCTATGATTATGAGATCATTTCCGGTTCCACCTACGCGGTTGACCAGGAACAGCAACAGAAGAATCTCGCAGCCCTTCTTCAGCTTTTCCAAAGTAGCCAGACTCCCAATGGGAATCTTTTAGTCCAGCAACTGAAGACCGAGGGATATGATTTCAAATTCGGGGAACTCATGAAGCGGATTATTAGCTCTTCCGGTATCCAGGAGTGGGACAAGATCCTGACCGAGATGAGTGAAGAAGAAAAAGGACAACAAGTACTGGACGCAGACAAACAACAATTCCAACAAGCGCTTATGCAAATGAATGGGAGTACTGCAAATACGCCTCCTCAACCTGGAGCACCAGGACAACCTCCTCCAGGAACAACCCCACCTCAGATGGGGCAACCAGGATCAGAACAACCGATGCCGCCACAAATGACAGGTGGAATGGTTAATCAGGGTCTTGGTTAATATGGTTAAAGACAAAGGTGCGTTGCGACCTGAGATATTCAATATCAAGGGTTTCATCAATCAAAAACAGGAAGACGATGAAGCGACAGTCGAGGAGAAGATCCTTGCGGCTGGCGCAGATCAGATGTTTTGGAAAACACTGAAAACGTACTTTGACAATTCCATACAGCAACTCGAACAGATCAATGAAGCCGCCATCGCAGGCGGGATGCCTCTGGAAGAAATTGGACGAAATGCACTCGTTATCAGTCAGGTCAAGGGAGTGCTACGAAAGATAGTCAATGTTGTAGGAGATGCTAAGGAGGCTGTCAATGACCGAGGAGCAGAAAAATGAACGGGAAACAGAGGTACTTGATTTTAACAAACCAGATTTTTCCTTCATTCCAAAGGGAGTCCACGAATGGAGACAACAGGGATACTATCTGGTCTGTAAGTCTTGTGATTTAGAGCACGCAGTATGGATTGGAAACAATAGAATACTTATAGGAATCAATGATAAAGGAGAACCAATTTTAGAAAGGAGGTGAGAATATGGCAATGTCAGGACCACAAAAAACAGAAATGAAAACCGCGTTAATCGCGAATGTGAATGAAGTGGATAAAGATGGTATTTTAACTACCTTAGGCAGAATGATGCTGGGTGATTTAAATACCAAGGATATCGCACGAGCAAAAGTATTGGCTGCACTGATAGATTCAGGAGCAATGACTGCCGCCGAAATAACCGAACTCAATACGTTACTTACCCGCGAGGGTGAGGAACAGGATGAGGGAGGATTACTGCGGGATGCAGAGAAACTTCTTGTCGGCGCAACACAGGTTGCCCGTATGGGAAGAATCAGGACACTTATGGATCTATTGGAAACAATAGCATCTACGAGTGTATCTCCATCGGTCAGTCCGTCACGGAGTCCGTCAGTCAGTCCATCACCGAGTGCTAGTGCATCGGCAACAGCAAGTGCTTCACCAAGTGCAAGTCCTTCTGTGAGTCCGAGTCCATCAGCTAGCCCATCGGTAAGTAACAGTCCGAGTCCGAGCGTAAGTCCGTCACGGAGTCCGTCAGCAAGTCCGTCCGTGAGTCCATCAGCAAGTCCGAGTACAAGTGCGTCATATACGCCAAGTGCAAGTCCAAGTGCAAGTTCGAGCGTGAGTCCGAGTCCATCAGCGAGTCCGAGCATGAGTAGTTCAATAAGTCCGTCAGCAAGTCCAAGTGAAAGCTGGAGTGGTTAGTGGCTGAGTCTTACGCTCTGCGGAGCGTAGGATCTAGCTAATAACTAGCGTATCATCGCACAACGAAACTGGTGTGAGGTTAGGAGGTGAATAACATGGACGACAACAAAGGCGTTAAAGAGGAAGACGTACAACTTCCAGAAGAACCGCCAACTTCTGAAGAAACAACTGAGGAGGTTTCAGAGGTCAAGGAACCCAAAGCTGAACCTATTGAGGAGGCAGAGGAATCCAAAACCGAAGAGACCAAAACAGAGGAGAGCAATAAAGGATATTCTCAGAGAGTCAGGGAGCTGAATCAAGCGAAGAAATCCGCTGAAGAGGAAGCACAGAAAGCAAAGGAGGAAGTCAAATCTTTATCTGATAGATTAGCGGAAATTACACAGCCAATAGGCTCACAGCAGGGTCAACCTGCATTTAAACCGCAATATCAGGAAGGACAAG